ATCTAACGCATCATACATCCTTCTGTACGCTTCATGCACATTATGGATCTGTGGAGCCGCTTGAGCAAGCTGTAATTGTGTTTGTGCAAGCGATAATCGCTGTGCCATTGAGAAAATGTTCGGATCCGACACTGGAAGTATGTCAACACGCCCATCAAAGTCGGCTTGCATTGTCTCTGGTGGCACATTTCCAACGAAATAAGGGTATGGAACTGGATTTTCACTAAAAATCTCGGCTAACATGCGAAATTCTTGCTTTTGTCCGTAATGTAGTCGCTTATGTATGCTCGAAATGATTTTTGAGCCTTGTTCAATCAACGCAACAGTCGTTCCAACAGGTGCTTGAGAGTTAACATCGGCTATTTTTGCGTCTGCAACCTGTGCAAAACGCCTTCCAGAGTCAACAACTACCCCTAAAAGTTGTGCTAATGTAGCTGAGGGTTCTTTATATGGCAGTGGGATGATGGAGTTTTTAAGATCTCCCCCTGGGACATCGATGTCCCTAAACTCCCCAGGATTAAGAGGCTCGTCATCATTACGAATACGAACACCACGAGCCTTAAACCCAGCTGGTAAATTAGAGAGCGTACCCGCATCAATTAACTGCCTGAGAATAGAAGTTGCAGCACGAGATAAACCTCCGATTGTGTGTAATAACCCGAAACCATAAAATCCAAACCCTGGTAAAAATTTAAAGTGTACAAAATATTGTCTCTTCCTTTTTAGTGGGTCTTGTTCTCTAAAGTTTCTAACCACCGATAACACTTTTCCAGAATTTTGATCAATGGTAACAATATAAGGAAGCATGATGCCCGAAGGATTCCCCTCCATATCCGTGTCTTCAAAACCCTCCAAGTCCAAGTCAATGTGGCATTCCAATAAGGTATAAGAGTCGTCAGAGTAATTTGGGCGTAGTCCCAACAACTCATCAGCACGTTCTTGGATAGCTCCTTCATCGTCACCATCGCCTGTTTCAGATAATTCAACATCTCTATATACTCCTGCTACTTGTAGCTTGCGAATATCATTATACGACATTCTCACTACATGTGTAACCCTCTCCGCTGTTCTTAAATCACTAGCTGAATACGGAACAACCATATCTTCTGCTGGGACAAACTTAGAAACGGCTCTCTGCTTGGTTTCATCAAAATAAATCTTTTTAAATGTAGATCCAGTTAACGGCAAATAAAATAACATTTGATCCGTGTCTTGATCATATTCCTCCATGATTTCAGTAATCTGATAGTTCATGAAGTCTTCTACACGTTGAGCTTGTGCTTCTGTCTCTTGTGTTGGTGCTCCTAGTATCTGAGTTTTTACAGGCCCACCACTTGGTAACATCTCCTTATATGCCTGGGCTTGAAACTGCGTAACAGCTTCACTCAATAATGGATGAGTTACCCCACTAGCACCTAAGAAGGGTTCACTTCGATCTTCATAATTGATTCCAAGTAACCCTAATCCCTTGGCAATGGCTTCTTCCCAATCTTCCCTAGATTCCACGTCATCACGAAACTTCGCTCGAATATCTGATGATAATTCTCCCAAAACGTCATCGTCAAGAACCTCTGCGAGATTGGCGTTATGATCATATGGCTCTGCTTCAACTTCTACTGCCTCTTCACCTATTAATTCAATTCCCTCTGGCAAAACGTCAGTGGTCGATGGTAATTCGATATCTAAGCTTTCTTCTTCAGACATTGCCCTTCCACCACTGCCCATTGACTGTTCTACCATGCCCGCTATCTGCCTAGGTTCTATTGCCATTATGTAATCCTCGTTTTTTTACTTTTTGTAGGACGCATTCGATCTGAAAATCGATTGGTAACACTCTTACCTTTGCCCTTTTTCACTGTCTTTTTAGACATTAATAATATTCCCTTGACTTACGAGGAAACCAATCCTCTATCTCATCTTCACCTTGTAGTGATATAAAACCACCTTGTCTAAAACGCATAATCGCCATTGTCATACTATCACAATAGTCATCATGGTCGCCATTTGGAAACGAAGCCACCTCTTCTATAACTTCATCTGCAAACTTTGAGTTAGGATACCACACTTTTCCAGATTCGAAAATAGGAGATACAATATGCATCCTTGTCGTTTTATCTAAGTTACCCCCTTTACGTCTTCCAGGACTAAAAGTAACCACTGGTAAATTGATAAGTCTCATCTCGTCAGCTAACGGTTGACCAGATGCCTTCGCCTCAATCAACATCATGTCTGGTTCCCAATACTCATTCTGTTCTATAGCAATTTCTTTTAATTCTGGAAAGTTCCATCTGCCTTTCATCGCATCTAACAGAATAAGATGTTGCTCCCCATCTTCCTTTGGCTCAAATACACCCCAAGTCGTAATAGCAGAATAGTCTGCTGTTTCCTTCTTACTATAAGCAGTATCATAACTTTGAATTATATAGTCAAGTCTCGGTGTGTCTTCTCGCTCCCATAAATTCCACCACTCACGCTTGACCATGGCAACATCGTCAGAAGTAGGATTCTGTTGCCACTGTGCATTCCACTTGACGGGGGACAGTGAAGCCTTGACCTTTAACAACTCATCAACATTCCAGAATTCGGGCCATAAAGGTTTGTCATTATGAAGTATCGCTGGAAACTCGACCACTTCCCATTGATCAGACATAGTGTCTTTTGCCATATTTTGAATTAATCGCCCCGTCAGATCTTTCTTAGACCATCTCGTTTGTACAATTATGATGGTTCCCCCCGGCTGTAATCTCTGTCTCGGTCCAGATGTGTACCACTCATATGTATTGTCATACGCAGTTGAAGACAACGCATCTTGTTCAGAATGTGGGTCATCGATAATTAATAAATCAGCACCACGTCCTGTCATTGCTGCACCCACCCCCGCAGCAAAATATTCCCCGCCTCGGCTCGTTTCCCATCTTCCAGCCGCTTGGCTATCCTGTTTAAGATCCGTGTCTGGGAATATATCGCTATAGATAGGATCAGCAATAAGATCACGAACCTTTCTACCAAATCTTACCGCAAGTTCTGTGTTCATGGTAGCTTGAATTATTTTTAATTTAGGGTTTCTTCCTAAAAACCAAGAAGGCATAAGATATGATGCTAATTCAGACTTAGAGTGTCTAGGTGGCATATTGATAATTAATCTTTTTAATTTACCTTGGGCAATTGCCTCTAGTTTTTCAGCTATGATTCTATGATGTTTTCCTTCTATAAACCCCTCATATACATGCTTCGCATACGCCATAAACTTGTCCCTTGCCAATTCACGGGTCTCAAGCTTCTTTCGCTGCTCTTCAAGTAACAGTACTTCTTGTAAAATTTCTCTGGGTAACGACTCTAAATTCATGCCCAAACGATAATACATTTCAATGAATTTATCAAGCTAACATGACATGACATGCCACATACCATGCACCCCCCAATATAGGGGGAGGGGGGGTCGTTAACATGTTAACTTAATTCCCAAACTCAAATAGTAACCCCAAGATAGTTAACTTGTTAAGCATATAACTCGGAGAGATAGTTAACTTGTTAATAGATAGTTGTAATTAGTTGTAATTAGTTGTAATTAGTTGTTGACTATCTAGCTACTATCTGTCTTAATAAAATCAACGACAACAAAAAGAGAGGATAATTAACATGTTAACTAAAGTAAAAGTTTACAAGAACCTAACAAGAAATACTTGGAGCATCCAAGACTATAAGACAAGAAAAGTTATTGGATACTCTGATAACATTAGATTGAGGAATGCAAAGTTTGTTGTCTCTGAAAAGACAAGGCAAAGGGTTATCAAAGAAGGAAAGAAGTATGTACATGCTTTCGTTGTTGGAGAACTTGTCGATAACTGGACTCTAACTGGTTCTTTCGAAACTGTAAGATACAATCCTTATATGTTTGAGTTCTTCTTTACAGAGCCTTTCTTTGATCTTGGAGGAAAGAAACATGGAAAGTATGAACCAGTATCTAAGGATTGGAAAGGTACAGTTCATCTTTTCAGAGATGAGGGAAGTAATAGATTAACAGTTAAAAGGGAAGTGGCTTAGAGCCACTTCCTAGAAAGGATAATAAAATGTCAAAATATATAAACGTGGAACCAGATTGGAACAATATGTTTAATGTCGCAATTTCAATTGCTAACACGCAAATAGACAAAAACAATGGTCAACAATTCGTTATTGAAATGTTAAAGTATGGTCAAAGATTATACCTTCAAGATAAAGAGAATTCTAAACCAGTTAAAAAAAGACCAATAAGTGAACTAATAAATAAATAAAAGGTTTATCCTCGAAGAATGGGAGCCAATGGCTCCCATTTTTTTTGTTCTTATTTTTTTAAAAACGGTCATAGTACGCAAGACGCAAGACGCAAGACCAGGTTTAGTTAACATGATAACCAACTACGGTCGCTCCCTACGGTCGCTAAACGGTCATGACCTTCGGTCATGGTTATTGTACGGTCATCCATCGATCCTTAACATGTTAAAGGCCTGGATAGTTAACTTGTTAATAGTTAACACGTTAATCGATAGTTTTATTTTTTTAATCTTTTTTATTGTAATACTTGTAATTACTTGTTATAAATAGTTATATTTATTAGGAAGGATAAAAAAATGAAAATAAATACTTTTAAAAAACATATCGAAAAAATTAATAATCAAAATATTGTTGATCAATATATTGCATTTAATGCAATGAAGAGATTATTAGATACGCAATTAAAAAATCTAAAAGATGAAATTATAACTAGCAAAGATCCAAACTTTAATATTACTCATATTAAAAAAACATGGGTCGAGGGTTATTATAAAAAAGCACATAAAAGAATTTCGGTTAAAAAATAGGAGGGTTAAAAAATGAAATTATTATCAACAAATAAAAGTAATACTAAAGTAAAAAAATCAATTAAATATATGAATGCATGGAAAAATATTTTAGATCTTGACTATGCAAGCTTGTCTTTAATGCCAGATCATAAAATTTGTGGGGGGGCTAAATCTGGAGGATGCATGGATTTATGTTTAAAAGGATCTGGATTTGCTAAAGTTTTTAAATCTGTAAATATTGCCAGAAAAAATAAAACAGAATTTTTATTAAATGATAAGGTAGGTTTTATTAATCAATTAGATAGAGAATTATTTAATTTTAATAAAAAATGTATATCTAATAATAAAACTGGTTTTGTTAGATTAAATACAATTAGTGATTATCCATTTTATAAAACTGGTTTAATGCAAAAATACCCAAGCTTAATTTTTGTTGATTATACAAAAATAGCTAAAAGACTATTTGAAAAAATGCCAAGTAATTATTATTTAGTTTTTTCTTTTTCTGGTAGGGTTCAATATTCCAATCAAGTAAGACTTGCATTAAAAACAAACTTTCCTATTTCTGTTGTTTTTTATGATCAATTTCCAGAAACATTTTTAGGACGTCAAGTTATTAATGGCGATAAATCCGATTTAAATAATGTTTTAGAGTATAATAAAATTATTGGATTAAGTTATAAAGAAACAGACAAAGAGTTATTTAATGAATTTAAAGATAATGGGTTCATTGTTTATAATCATCAATTAGATTATTATAATAATAAATTCTTGAATTAAAATTGACAATGAACAACTTAACATGTTAAACAATAAGTGAGTCAATCGGGATGGCTCACTTATCAAGCCCTTAGAGACTAGGATTTCCTCCCCTCCTAGTCTCTTTTTTTTGTTCCATCATAAACGGTCATGAGACGCAAGACGCAAGACAACTGAACCATGGTCAATTGACCATCGGTCATAATACGCAAGACGCAAGATAATAGTTAACATGTTAAAGGCCTGGCTTTAGAATTTAGTTAACATGTTAAGGGGCCAAGCACAACTTTCAAAATTTCTTTCATGTCTTTTGTTTTTAATTTACAATCGACAAGCAACCCTTTTTCAGAGATTTCAATAGCTTGACCACCCTCAAACAAAAATAGATCGGAGGTCAAGAGGTGCTTTACCAAGAAGAAAGACAACCCTTTTGCATTGAATAACGACATATTCCAAGCAATTTGTGAGGTTTGTAGCAATATCTTGTTGTTTTTTGTTGTTTTTAACTCAACAAATACAGATTTACCATTGTGGCATAAAAATGTGTCACACATGCCATTAGAAACTCTGTTTTCAATCCTTTGATAATGAGTTTTTGGAGGTAGATTTTTCTTCAATTGCAACCAAAGATTTTTCTCTGTCATCTTCTACTTTCTTAAATTGACCCTCTACAAAAGCATGAGGATGCTCTTTTCTAATTTGTTCAAGTCTTGCAACAATTTCTTCTCTACTTAATTTATCAAGTTGATGGATATGATTTTGTTCACGTCTATCAGTAATTAATCCACCTAATGCAGACCTCCTCACTTCTGCATTTATGGATGCAGAAAATTGACCCTCTTGTTCTGCTTTGTGAGATAAATCAGATAATCTTTTTAATTGACCTATCAAAGTCACTCCATATCTTTTTTCTCGTTCTTCTCGAAGTTCTTTGATATGTTCAACCACCAAAGGAAAATCTTTTCCATTTAATAATTTAGATGCATGATATCTAGCACTATCTTCTGAGTATCCACTTTTAACTGCACATTGTTTCGCAGAATAAATACCCTCAACATAATGTTTTGCAAATTCTTTTTGTCTTGCAGTAAGTTTATTAGCCATATCCTTATTATAGGGATTTTCACAACCAAATCAATTTAGAAAAAACAAAAACTCGTATGTGTGCTTGTGTTATTTGAAGTGTAGTAGATGTAGTAATTTGTAGTAAAAATAATTAAAAAAATCCTTTAAAAACAACGTCTACTACATTTACTACGCTTACTACACCTTTTTCAAAAATATTTTTAAATTTATTTTCGTTGTGAAAAACCCTTATATAAGTAATTTAATTGTCATAAGTTGCAATTAATTGTTTGACTTTTAATATATGTTCATGGTAGGGTTTTTAAGAGTTAATTTTTTTATGGAGGATAAAATGAAGACATTAAGAAAACTAAACAAAGATGAGATTACATTATTAAAGTTATTAACTGATGCTTATTTATTTGCAAATCTTTCAGACTGTGAAGATTGTAAATGGAATGAGGGAAATCATTCTAATTTAAATTATGTAACTGTAGATCATATAAATGGATTACATGCTAGTCTTTGTTCAACAGTATGTAATCCAATCGAGAAAGCCATTGTT